TAGATGTGGCCGTTCCGCAGCAAAGGCAGGAAGACCCGCCGCTCCCTCCCGGCGGTGATCCGCGCCCGCTTCGATGCGGCGCAGACGACGGCCGAGAACGCCCGGCACTGGGCGATGGCCGATGCCCTGTCGGCCGATGCGGCCGGCTCGGCCGATGTGCGAAAGCGGCTGCGCGAGCGATCGCGCTACGAGGTGGCCAACAACTCGTATGCCAAGGGGATCGCCCTGACGCTGGCCAATGACTGCGTGGGTACCGGTCCACGGCTGCAGATGCTGCTGACGGACGCCGAGGGCAACCGCAAGGTCGAAACGGCGTTCGCGCTGTGGTGCCAGGCGGTGGGGCTGGCCGAGAAGCTCCGCACGATGCGGTTGGCGAAGGTGACGGACGGCGAGGCGTTCGCCCTCCTGACGGGCAACCCGCTGCTGGACTCGCCGGTGCAGATCGATCTGCACCTGGTGGAAGCGGATCGCGTGGAATCCCCTTGGGGTTACCAGGGAAGCCTGCCAACGCCCAGCAGCATCGATGGAGTCGTGCTGGACGCCTACAGCAACCCGCAGGCCTACTGCGTGTATCGCCAGCATCCGGGCGACATAAGTCTCTGGCAGACCGGGTTCGACTGGATCGATGCCAAGGCCATCATCCACTGGTTCCGAGCGGATCGCCCGGGCCAGCATCGGGGCATTCCGGAAATCACACCGGCCCTGCCGCTGTTCGCTCAGCTACGGCGGTACACCTTGGCGGTAATTGCGGCGGCGGAGACGGCCGCGGACTTCGCGGCGGTGCTGTTCACGGACGCCCCCGCCAACGGCGAGGCCCAGGCCCTCGAGCCGATGGACGTCGTCGACCTGGAAAAGCGGATGGCGACAGTCCTGCCGGATGGCTGGAAGCTCGGGCAGATCGAGGCGCAGCAGCCGACGACTACCTATGCCGAGTTCAAACGCGAGATCCTCAATGAGATTGCCCGCTGTTTGAACCTGCCATACAACATCGCGGCCTGCAACAGCTCCAGCTACAACTACGCCTCCGGCCGGATGGACCACCAGACGTACCACAAGAGCATTCGGGTCGAACAGGCCCATCTTGGCCAGGTGGTGCTCGACCGCATCTTCGCCGCCTGGATCGAGGAAGCCCAGTGGCTGGATGAGTTCGCCTTCCTGCGGGACCTGCCGGATCTGCCGCATCAATGGTTTTTCGATGGCAACGAGCACGTGGACCCGGCCAAGGAGGCCAACGCGCAATCGACGCGGTTGGCCAGTCACACAACGACGCTGGCCGCCGAGTATGCCCGCCAGGGAAAGGACTGGGAGACGGAGCTCCGCCAGCGGGCCAAGGAAACCCAGTTGATGAAGGAGTTGGGGCTGGCGACGGAAACCGCCGTCACACAGCCCGCTGAGGAGATCGAAGCCGATGACGACGCCGACGCTGCCTGACAACCTGATCCTCACCTGCCCGCTCACCGTCGAGGCAGCGGATGCTGGCGAGAAGCAGATGCCCCGCTTCCACATGGTTGCCTACACCGGCGGCCCGATGCGGGTGGAAGGCTTCCCCCACCCGGTCGTCGTGGATCTGGAAGGCCTGTCGATCGACCGACAGGACATCCCGGTCCGCCTGGATCACAACCCGCGCCAGGGCGTGGGGCATACCCAGCGGGTGGCCGTCGAGAACGGCCAGGTGATCGCCGAGGGCCTGATCAGCCGGGACACCTCCTGGGCGCGGGACGTCGCCAAGAGCGGGACCAACGGCTTTCCGTGGCAGGCCAGCATCGGCGCGGCGGTGATCGATGCCGAGTTCGTCCCCAACGGCCATAGCGTCACCGTCAACGGCAGAACCATGAGCGGACCGATCCACGTAGTCCGCAAGGCAGTCCTCAAGGAGATCTCGTTCGTCGACAGCGGCGCCGACGGCCGAACCAGTGCCCGAGTCGCCGCCCAGTCAAAGGAGCAAGACGTTATGGATGATCCCGTCCCCGCCACCCCCGACGCACCCGCCGTCCCGGCCACGGCTGCCGAGCCCACGTCGGCGCCGGCCACCGTCAACGCCGCCGAACCCGCGCCTGCGCAGCCGACCACGGTCAACGCTGTCGCCGCCGAGCCGACCGTACCGGCGGCCCCCGCCGCCGTGAACGCAGCGGCCCCGCAGCCGGCTCCGGTGGCCATGATCAACGCCGCCGCCCCGGCCGGCGGCGACCCCATCACCGCCGTCCGCAAGCAGATGGTTGCCGAGATGCGGCGCCTCGAGGCGATCCGCCGGATCTGCGACGGCAAGTTCCCCCAGATCGAGGCGCAGGCCATCGAGCAGGGCTGGGATGAGCCCACCACCGAGCTGCACGTCCTGCGGGCCAGCCGGCCCCGGGTGGCAGCGGTGACCGCGCCCCAGCGGCCCAACAGCCCGCAGGTCTTCGAGGCCGTCGCCCTGATGGCCTCCGGCATGGCCAGCCGGACCCTGGAGAACCTGTACGGCGCTCCCGTCCTGGAAGCCGCCGACCGCCTGCGCGGCGTCGGCATCCAGGAGTTCTGCGAGATCGCCTGTGGCCAGCACCTGCCGCGCTTCCGCCGGGACGCCACCAGCTGGCTCCAGGCGGCCTTCAGCACCACCAGCCTGCCGGGCATCCTGTCCAACGTGGCCAACAAGATGCTCCTCGAAGGTTACAATTATGTGGAAGATGCGTGGCGGCAGATTGCCAAGATCGCCACTGTCACGGACTTCCGCGAGCACAGCCGCTACCGGCTGGGTGGCAACTTCCGGTTCCAGCAGGTCGGTCCGGATGGCGAGCTGAAGCACGGCAAGATCGATGAGCAGCGGTACGGCCAGAAGGCGGACACGCATGGTATCATGTTCGCGCTCACCCGCCAGATGATCATCAACGACGACCTGGGCGCCTTCACCGACATCCCCCGCCAGATCGGCATGGGCGCCGCCGAGGCGATCGCCGACTCCGTCTGGGGCCTGCTGCTGAGCAATCCGACCCAGACCGATGGCCAGGCCTTCTTCAGCACTGCCCACGGCAACTATGCCGAAGGGGCCGACACCGCCCTGTCGATCGACGCTCTTACGGCGGCCGAGGTGCTCTTCGGCAGCCAGGTCAAGCCGAACGGCCGGCCGCTGGGCATGTCCGCCAGCATCCTGCTGGTGCCGACCGCCCTGAAGGTGCCCGCCGAAACGCTCATGAAGGCGGCCAGCCTGAACGAGACCACCACCGCCAACAAGGGTAAGCCGAACGTCAACCCGCACACGGGCAAGTACAACGTGGTCAGCTCGGTCTACCTGTCCAATGCCAGCTTCACCGGCTACAGCAGCAAGGCCTGGTACCTGCTGGCGGATCCCAACCGGCTGCCGGCGATCGAGATCGCGTTCCTCAACGGCGTGGACTCCCCGACGGTGGAGAAGACCGATGCGGACTTCACCACGCTCGGCATCCAGTTCCGCGGCTACATCGACTTCGGCGTGCGTGAGCAGGATTTCAGGGCGGCGCTGCGTATGAAGGGCGAAGTGTAACAGCCTCAGCCCAGGGGCTTGGCAAAGAGGACCTCCAAGGGCTCGGCAGGCAGCAGGAGGCATCCGGTATCGATGTAGCCGAGGTGTCGGTAGAAGTGCTGGGCGGACTCGTTGGACTGGGTGGATGTCATCACCCGCTGGTGCCCCAGCCGCCGCATCTCGGCTTCCCAGGATGTCACAAGCTGCCTGCCGATGCCTCTGCCTCGATAGCCTTCAAGCACCACCAGCATGTTCATGAACGGGATCGTGTCCCAGAACATGCCGAAGCGCAGCCAGCCGACGGGGCTGCTGGCCAGGCGGGAAACCAGGACCTCCCCGGCGGCGACCTTCCGGGCGAGCGTGCCGCGATCGACGTGAGCATCGTGCTCACAGAGCCACGGAAGGTCTTCGGCAGTGGCTCGCTCCACCAGGATGGGCGGCGTGTCGTTCATTCTCGACATCATAACCAAGTAAGGGAGAGATTTGCATATGGCAATCGCAACGTTCGTTCATGATGGCGGCGCCATCGACTATACCCCCAGCGCGGATGTGGCGGCCGGGGAGGTCGTAGTGCTCGCCGATCTCGTCGGCGTCACCAAGATCGACATCGCGGCCAACAAGCTCGGCGCCCTGCACGTCACCGGCGTCTACGACGTACCCAAGGCCAGCGGTGCCGGCACCGGCATCGGCAATGGCGTAAGCGTCTACTGGGATGCAACCGCCAAGCAGGCCACGGCGACGCCGGGCTCGAGGCCGCTGCTGGGCCAGACGGTGGCCGCGGCTGCTGATGCCGCTACCACCGTACGGGTCCGGCTGGCCGGCCCGCGGGCGCTGGAGGCGATCCTGGCCGACCGTCCCATCGAGGCGGTCACGCTGGCCGGCGGCAGCAAGACGCTCGACGCCGAGGATGTCGGCAAGGTGCTCAATGTCACTGTCGGCCATGCCACCAACGTGATCACGCTGCCGGCGACGGCGGCAGGCCTGGAGTACCTGGTCCGCTGCGGCGCGGCGGGCCAGCGGGTCGCCCTCTCGCCCAACGCCGCTGACAAGATCATGGGCGCGGATCTGGCCGGCGTCGACAACAAGGACCACATCCTGGCGGCCGCGACCGCTTTGGCGGGTGACTTCGTGCACCTGAAGGCGGATGGGGCCAACGGCTGGTACATCGTCGCGGAGCGTGGCACCTGGACGAATGAGGCGTGATGACTGACCTGCTGAGGCAAGGCTCGGACTGGCTGGAGCGGATGCGCACCGCGCACTGCTCCAGCCCAGTCGAGTACCACCGGGACGGCCAGACGCTGGCGGTCAATGCCACCTTCGGCAAAACCGATGTCGAGGTGGCGGATGAGTCGGGCCTGACGATCGGCTCGTTCATCTGGGACTTCCTGGTCCTGGCAGCTGACCTGGGCTTCGAGCCGAAGGCAGGCGACGTGATCGTTGCCGACGCCCGGCAGTACGAGGTGCTGAGTATCGGCGGGGAGCGATGCTGGCGGTGGAGCGATCCCTACCGGCAGACATACCGGATTCACACAAAGGACATCGGTGACGCATGACGACCTGCGAGATGAAGAACGGATGCCAGGAGGACTTCGCCGAGATCCATCGGAAGCTGGATCAATTGGATGAAGCCATTCGTGGCAACGGCAAGCCCGGCATCCAGCTGCGGCTGGACCGGCTGGAGCAGGCCGAGACGAAGCGCGGCCGGATGCTGTGGCTGATTGCCGGCAGCATCTCCACCCTGGCGGTGACGAACCTGTGGCACCGGATCTTTGGAGGTTGATCTATGTCCCTGGCAACGGATATCGCGGACGCCGTCGCTGCGGAGCTGAACGCCGCCGAGCCCGGCACCTTCGGCCAGGCCTTCACTGCACAGCGCCAAGTCCTGCCGGCCTTCGAGCTGCCCGACCTGGCGAACCTGAAGGTGACGGTGGTACCCAAGGCGGTGCTGACCAGCGGCGCTTCGCGGTCGCTGACCCAGCTCGACGTGAGCGTCGACATCGGCATCCAGAAGAAGCTGGGCAGCGACATGGACACGGAGGTCGCGGCACTGGGCACGCTGGTCGACCAGATCGGTGATTACCTGCGGCGCCGCCCGCTCGCGGCCGCCCGCTACGCCGCCTGGGCCGGCAGCAATAACGAGCCGGTGTATGCGCCAGACCACCTGGCCGAGCATCGGGTCTTCACGAGCGTTCTGACGGTTACGTATCGCGCGTTGAAGTAGGGTGCGGGTGACTCGTTGAAGAAGTGAACACTGTCTTTGTTGTGGAGGAACCGAATGCGGACAGCTTACGCGAGATGGACGGCCCTTCTGCTGCTGTGCCTGGTACCCCTGGGGACTGGTGTGATCGTCCTGAAGGCAATCGGCACCTCCCCGGTCACGCAGAGCCTCGTCGCTCGTGTGGCCGTCGGCAACGAGTCGCCGCGGACGTACTACATGGACTGGCAGTCGCCGGATGGCACGGTCCGTGGCGGCTGCTGGATCGAGCCGCAGTGCCGGCGCCTCGTGTACTACGCGGTCCCGCCGGGCAGCACCGGCAATGACCTCAACTACCTGGGACCTGTGCAGATCCGGATGTGGACGGCCCTGCTGGGCGATGTCAACCTCGATGGCATCGTCGATACCTCCGACCTGCTGGCCGTGCAGGAGGCCTTTGGGGCCACCGATCAGCCCGCGCTGGACCTCGATGGCGGCGGGGTGGTCGACCAGGGGGACATCGCGGTCGTCTCGGCCCACTTCGGGCAGAGCCAGACGGTGTGGCTCATCCTGCCGGATGGCTACGACGTATCGGGCCTGCAAAGACTCGAAGCGGCGCCCGACCCCGTGCCGACCTCACAGCCGGCTGCGACGCAGCCCGCGCCGTAACGGCCCGCACGTAGCCCGGTCGCTCAAATGGCCGGCCTCCTCGCCGGCGGAAAGGCAGTGACCATGTCGTACCTGATCATGACGCTGGCTGCCGGGTGGCTGGGCGTGTTGAACATCCTCGGAGGCTTCCTGAAGTAAATGGCACGCTACTACTACCTGGGACCGTGGCAAGTGGTGACCGAGAAGGGCCAGAGCGTGGTCTTCAACGGCCAGACGCTGACGAGCCCCGACCGCACGGTGCTCACCCCGCCGGAGGGGACGGTGGGGCTGGTGGACCTCCGCCCGCCGCATGGCCAAGGCGGGTACGGATTCTTCGCGACGGACCGGCCGCTTGACAGCAACTACGAGCCGTTCGGCGACGGGATCAATCGTCTCGAGGACGTACACCTGGCCGCACAGCAGCGGAATCGCTGGGCATGGATGCTGGGGGTGGCAAGCCTTACTGGCACCACCTTGATGGATGTGCTCTGGGCGACGCTGACGGTGCAGGCGGACCCAACGGGCCAGGCGCGGGCGCTGCCGATCATGCCGACGCACCGGGGCATGCTGGAACTGCACCTGTCTGGCCACTCCCTGCTGCGGGCCCAGCGGATGACCCGCGAGCATCCGGCCTTTGCGACCGTGTGCCGAGCCCTTCAGGGTAGCTACGGCAAGATCAACGGCAATGGCAAGGGCGCCAAGACGGCCGCCAAGTGGCTGGAGGTCCAGCGGCGCAAGCTGGGCCTGTCGGCAGAACAGGCGATGGACCTGCTCATCCCGCCGGGGCTGGTGAAGCAGCCGCCGGGCAAGCCGACGACGACGATCCAGGACGACTTTGCTCGCGATGACGACTTCAGTGGCCTCGGCGCATCGGCGGAGAGATGGGCCTGGTCGGAGCAGACGGGCTTTGCCCTGTACGGCCAGACGGCCTTGTTCCTTTCTGGTGCGGCGATCGCGCGGGCGGAGGTGGATCTCAGCAGTGACGACCACTACAGCCAGGTTGACATCGTGGCGATGCCGAGCATCGGCGTGATCGTGCGGGCCACGACGGAGAACGTCTACAGCGGCACCAACAGTTACTATTCCTATATAGCGGGCACCAGCCCGACCAACCCCACGCGGCTGTACAAGACCGTCAACAACTCGACACTGGCGATCGATGGCGGCGGCGGTGTGGGCGGTGCCCCCATCGATGCGGGCAAGAGCCTTCGTCTGCAGTGTGACGGCTCGACGCTGACCGGCTACGTCAACGGCGTTCAGTCAATCCAGATCACGGATACAGCTGTCACGGGCAACCTGCGATGCGGCCTGCGGGGCGTGGTGGGGATGTCGCAGGTGGACAACTTCCTGGCGGAAGACCTGATCGCGGCCGGCAGGAAGCACGTGGTGGGTGCGGGCTTCTTCTAAGGGAAAACGCAAATGGCAGTGACCAGCAACGATATCGTTCCGTCGATGACGCCCCTGAGTCGGGTGTCGACCGCGTCGACCAACGGGGTGCTGCTGCAGGCGGGTCGCCTGCGGCTGGCGGACATTCACGCAACCAACTCCGGTGAGGCCGATGTGTACCTGAAGGTCTACGACAAGGCGTCAGAGCCGAACCCGGCGACGGACACGCCCGTCCTACGGCGTCTCGTTCCCGCGGGCAGCGGGTTTCACTGGCACGCGGAGAACGGGTACCGACTGGCCAGCGGCCTGGCGATCGTGATCGTCGGCGGTGTAGCCGATGACGACGAGACGGCCGTTGGCGCCGGCGAGGTGATCGCGGACTTCGGCGTGCTGGCGTGATCGACCTGAAGGTCAAGCGGCTGTTCTTCGATCGGCCGGCGGTGCTGTCGAAACTCGACGCCGCGACGCGCAGGGTGCTCAGCAAGTTCGGCGCGTTCGTTCGCCGCACCGCCAAGAGCAGCATCCGCAAGCGCAAGAAGCCTTCGCCGCCGGGCTCACCGCCCAGCAGCCACACCGGTCTGCTCAAGCGGCTGATCTTCTTCGGCTATGACCCGGGCAAGCGATCCGTGGTCATCGGCCCCGAGCCCCTGCGATCGACCGTCGAGGCGCCGCCGCTGCTGGAGTACGGCGGGACGGCGAGAAGGAAGAATCGCCGCGGCAAGTCGGTGACGGCTACGTACAAGCCTCGCGCGTACATGGGGCCGGCATTCCAGAAGGAACAAGCGTCTCTGCCATCGCTGTGGCGGGACTCGATAAGGTAGGAGGATGCACCTGTGGCGGAAACGTATCTTCTCGGCATGAATGCCAAGCTGTACCAGGGGGCGGTGGACGCCCTGCTGGCAGCGCTGACGGAGCTCTCGAACGCCAAGGACGTGACCGTCACGCTGGAGGCGGGCGAAGCGGATGTCACCACCCGCGCCAACCAGGGCTGGCGGGCGACGGCCGCGACGCTGCGCGAGTGCACCATCGAGTTCGAGATGCTCTGGCTTCCGAACGACAGCGGATTCCAGGCGATACGCGATGCCTACCTCAATGGCACGAAGGTCCGCCTGGCCGCCCTGACCGGCGCCAACGACGCCTCCGGCTCGGAAGGGCCGATGGGGGACTTCTCCATCAGTTCCTTCAGCAGGAAGGAGCCTCTGGAAGAAGGGATCAGCGTCAGCGTAACGGCGAAGCTCGCCAAGTTCGACAGCTGGGTGGAGGTGGCGTAATGAAGACCTTCCAGGATGCCGCCGGACGGAACTGGACGATCGCCTTGAACCTGGGCTCCGCCCTGGCGGTCAAGGACAAGCTGGGCATCGACCTGCTGCAGCCGGAGGCGGGCGATCCACCGCTGCTGACGCGGCTGGGGATCGATGAGCTGCTGCTGGGCGAGGTGCTGTGCGCGCTGCTGGCCGAGCAGTTCGAGACGCACAAGGTCACGGCCGCCGATGTCCGCAGCGGCTTTGACGGCGGGACGCTGCTACGGGCGCAGCAGGCGTTCTACGAGGAGCTGGTGGATTTTTTCCGGCAGCGCGGTCGGATGGACCGCGCCAAGGCGGTCGAGACGCAGATGCGGCTGATCCAGGCGGCGGTAGCTGCCGTGGAGACGAAGATCGGCCAGATCGACATCGACCAGGCGATCCGTGGGGCGATGTCTGGCGGATCGCCGGGTTCCTCGGGGTCGATCCCCGGCCGCTGACGCTGCGGCAGCTGCTGTGGATGGCCGAGGGTCTGGGCCGCGAGCACTGGGCACACACGTCGATGCTCTGCGCGATCCTGGCCAACACCAACCGCCCCGCCCGGCGCCGGGCCTACACGCCGGAGGACTTCAACCCGTACGCCTCGAAGACCAGCCGGCCCGGCGTGATCGAAGTGAACCCCGAGACGGTTGGCCTGTTCCGCAAGGCCTTCACGGGCCGCTGAGCCGGCCGGTGCGAGGGAGGCGCCGTGTCAGCCGAGCCCGCAGTTATCCACAAACTCACAAGGTTATCCACACCCTGTCATGGCAATGCCTGTGTCCGAATCCGGGTTTTCCCTGAGCAAGAAGGAGGTGCACGTGAGAAAGGTTCGCAAGCGAAGTGTCTGGGGCATGCTCGCCTGGGCGTGCGTGATCACCACGATGGTGCTGTTGCCGGCGCTGCTGATGCTGGGCTGCGTGCGGCCGCAGTACGACACGCAGATGGGGGCGGCCAACATCCTGGCGGCCGAGGCCTTCGACGCCAGCGTCAACGACCTGGCCAGCGACAACCACAAGCTTCGCGACACCAAGCTCGATGCCGCGTTCGCCTTGGTGGAGATGAAGGCCGCCTCCAGCCAGCCCATCAGCGTGACGGACCTGGAGAAGCTCCACAGCGGCGTACGCACCGATCAGGCGGAGCGGGCGGTGATCGCCGAGATCGTCCGCAAGGCCCGGGCCGCCAGTAGCGCTGTTCGATTGCTCGGGCAGCGTAGCCAGGCGATCGGCCAGCAGGAGCAGAAGTTCCTCAACAGTATCGGCGTAAGCACGGGAGGTGCACAGTGACGAGAGATCCCTTGGACATTCTGACCGGTGGCAGTAATCCGCAGTCGACGGCCGTGGACCTGACGGACCATCCGGTGGTGAGGGCCGCCATCGAGGCCAGCTACAAGCAGGAGGCGCAGATCGCCGCCGCCCAGTGGATCGTCGGCGCGATCAGCCGGGCGCTGACGCTGGCCGGTCCGTTCGGCATCGCGGCCAGCCATGTGCTGACCGGCAGCGAGGTCCCGGCCGAGGTGCTGGCGCAACTGCAGGCGTCGAAGACGGCGACGCCGTCGAGCCCGAGCAGCGGCAGTTGCCCGCTGACGGGTCTGCTGCAGGACGCGGTGCCGCAGCTGCTTTCGCGGCTGGCGGCGAGGTGAGCAAGGCAGGAGGAAGGTCGGCCCGCCCGAGGGGCATGCAGTTCGTGCCCCTCGGGGCGAGGCCGTGATGGGAGGCAGTGTATGTGGGCAAGTCTGAAGGCGAAGGTCAAGGCGGTGCTGGTCTCGGCGCTGACCAGCAAGACCGCCACGCTCGGTGGTGGCGGAACCGCGATCGCGACGTGGCTGTGCCAGGCGGCCGGCCTGAGCGCGGAGCAGACGGCGCTGGTGCTGACGGGATGGGCGGCGCTGTGCACGCTGGTGGGTACGGCGGTGAAGCTCTGGGAGACGCGGCAGGTCGCGCCGGCAACGCCGCAGGAGATCAACGGGTAACCCATGAGCAGCGTACAGGGCATCCGAGCCGGCCGGGCGTTCGTGGAGCTCTTCACGGACAACAGCCGCCTGGTGCGCGGCCTGAAGCGCGCGGAGCAAAGCGTCCGCGCCTTCGGGTCGCGCATCCAGGGCATCGGCCTGCGCATGGCGGGCATGACGGCCGCCGTGGCGATGCCGGCGGCCCTGAGCCTCAAGACCTTCGCCGGCTTCCAGGACGAGATGGCCAAGGTCCAGGCGGTCACCGGGGCTGCCCAGGCGGAGTTCCAGTCCCTGTACGAGACCGCCAAGCAGCTCGGCGCCACCACGTCGTTCACCGCCTCTCAGGTGGCCGAGGGCATGAAGTACCTGGGCATGGCGGGCTTTGAGACCAGGGAGATCCTGGCTGGCATCCCCGGCGTACTGAACCTGGCGCGGGCCGGCGCGGTGGATCTCGGCATGGCCGCCGACATCGCCTCCGACGTCGGTTCTGCGTTCGGCCTGGCGGCCGACCAGATTGGGCGGATCTCGGATGTCATGGCCAAGACGCAGGCCAGCGCCAATACCAACATCGAGATGATGGGCGAATCGCTGAAGTACGCCGCGCCCATCGCGTCGACGGCGGGCCAGTCGCTGGAGATGACGGCCGCGGCAATCGGTGTGCTGGGCAACAACGGCATCAAGGCGACGATGGCCGGGACCGACCTGGCCCGCATCCTGACCAACATCGCCCAGACAGCTGTGCAGGAGAAGCTGGCCGCCATCGGCGTGCAGGCCGCCGATGCCGCCGGCAACATCCGGCCGCTCAATGAGGTGATGAAGGACCTGGGCCGCGCGACGGCCGGGATGAGCCAATCGAAGCGGCTGTCCTTCTACGACGACCTGTTCGAGCGGGCGAAGAAGTCCGCGCTGAAGCTCAGTGAACAGACGGGCGACCTGGACAGTCTGCACGAGAAGCTCCTGAAGTCGCAGGGCGCGGCCGCGGAGATGGCCGCCACCATGGAGAACACGCTCGGCGGTTCCATGCGGCAGCTGCTGTCTGCAGTCGAGTCGGTGCAGATCGCCTTCGGCGAGGCCCTGACCGGCGAGATCCGCAAGGCGGCCGGCGGGCTGACCAGCTTTGCCCGGCAGGTCGCGTGGCTGATCGACCGCAACCAGTCGCTGGTGGTGTCGATCGCCAAGGGGATCCTGATCTTCGGGGCGGCGGGCGTCGCGCTGCTGGGGCTGGGCCTGGTGATCAAGGGGCTAGCGGCCGGCATCGGCGGCGTGCTGCTCCCGATCCGGATGCTGGGCGGGCTCTTGGGCGCGGCGGTGTCAGTATTCACGGCGCTGCTGTCACCGGTAGCCCTGGTGACGGCGGCACTGGTCGGCGTGGGTGGTGTGATGCTGTACACCAGCGGCCTGGGCGGCAAGGCGCTGGGCTGGCTCGCGGAGCGGTTCGGCTCGCTGAAGCAGGACGCCTTGGCGGCGTACGAGGGGATCGCCGATGCCCTGGCGGCCGGGGATATTGCCCTGGCGGCCCGGGTCCTGTGGGCCGGGCTGAAGATGGAGTTCCAGAAGGGCTATGCCTGGGTCATGCAGGGCTGGCTGGCCGTCAAGACGTTCCTGCTCAAGACGATCCAGGGCGCCATCGACGGCGCCGCGGCCGCCTGGACGATCTTCACCTCCTGGATGCGGACGGCGTGGGCCAAGACGGTGGGGTTTCTGCAGACGGCCTGGGCGCGGTTCAGCGCCCAGTTCGAGCGGGCCACGACGCGGACCGGCAGCATGCTGGCCGGCTGGTGGCTGAAGATCCAGGAGTCCATGGCCGCCTCGCCGCAGGAGGCGGAGCGCTACCGCCAGGCGCAGCAGCAATTGCCGCAGCAGACCGAGGCGATGCTGAGCAAGACCAGCCGGGACGAAGCCCAGCGGCTCGAGCAGATCAACGCTACGCAGCAGGCGGAGCTGGATCGCATCAACGCCGAGCGGGACGCCCGGCTGGCATCGATCGGCCAGGACTACGAGGGCGTGGCCAAGGCCCTGGACCAGCAGCGCCAGAGCGACATCGCGGCCCTGCAGACGGACCTGGACCGGGCGAAGGCGGACTTCCAGTCGGCCATCCAGGCCGCCCGCAGCAAGCGGACGCAAAAGAACAATGATGTAGCCGGCCCTACCGCACCCGAGGGCGTGCTCGGCAAGCTCAAGAAGCAGGTCGAGGAGGCGCTGTCGGGCCTGGACACCTCGGCCCGCACGATCGGGGTTAAAGGCACGTTCAACTCGGCGGCCCTGCGCGGCCTGGAGGCCGGGGACGCCGCCAGCCGGATCGCCAAGGCCACGGAAGAGACGGCCCGGCAGACCAAGACGCTTGTCGACATGGCCCGCCGCAGCGACGGACTGACGTTCGAATAGCCTGGAGTACCCATGCCCATCGAAGTCGAAGAGAAGTTCGGCAGTCGCAGCGGTGATGGTGTCACCAGCCAGGAGCGGCTCTACACCGTCCGCGGAACCACGGACGAGACGCTCGCGCTGAACGCGGCCTACACTGTGGCACCGCTGTATGGCGGCGTGACCAACGCCCTGCGCCGCAAGCCGCCGACGATCGAGCAGATCGGCGAGGACCTCTGGGAGGTCCGCGTCCAGTACAGCGTGCTGGACGATGTCTTCACCTTCGACACCACCGGTGGCAGCCAGCACATCACCCAGTCACTGCAGACGCTGGGCAAGTACCCGGCCACGGCTCCGGACTTCCAGGGCGCCGTCGGCGTCTCCCGCGACAGCGTCGACGGCACCGACATCACCGTGCCCGTCTTCTCGTTCACAGTCACCAAGGTTGAGCCCGTGGAGGACGTACCGGCCGATTACGTGCAGACCCTGTACAACCTGACCGGCAAGACCAACAACGCCGCCTACACTCTGACCGTCGATAACGTCGTGATGAACTTCGAGCCGGCGGAGCTGCTATTCCTGGGGAGCAGCGGCAACAAGCGGATCCGCGAGCACTGGGAGTTCAACTACCGCTTCGCCGCCAGCCCGAACGTCAGCGACATCACCCTCGGCGGCATCACGGACATCACTAAGCGAGGCTGGGACTACCTCTGGGTCCGCTACGCCGACCACGAGGACACCGACTCGGCCAGCATCGTCAAGCGGCCCGTGGCGGTCTACGTCGAGCGGGTCTACGAGTCCGGCGACTTCTCCACGTTGAGGATCTGATGAACCTCCGCAAGGTCACACCCGGCCAGAAGCTCCGCATCTCCGCCGACACGTGGAACACCGTGGTCGACGCGGCGCGGGACTACCAGCGCCGCAGCCTGCGCCAGGGCGCGGCGCAGACTGCCGACTCGCGCAGCACCGGCATCGTGCAGGTCAAGAACGCCAGCGGGCAGGACTGCTACCAGTTCGAGGTGCTCGGGCTGGACGCTGGCACCGCCGTGATCGACCCGGCCGACAACGAACAGGAGTTCCGCCAGCGGATCGTGCTGGCCGGCGTAACACCCGCGGCGGCGCACGCGGATGCCTTCGGCATCCTGCAGGAGCCCGTCAAGAGCGGCAAGATCGGCCGGGCGATGCTGGTGGGCGTGACGCAGTGCTGGGTGGACATCAAGGCCGAGGCCGACACCCACGCAGAGCCCGCCGCCGGCACCGTCGCCAGCCTCGTCTCGGCCAGCAGCGGCATCGCGCGGATCCTCTGGAAGCAGGCCGGCACCGGCCTGAAGCTGGCGATCGTCCGCCTGGGTGGTGGCGGCGGGGCCCGCAGCGGCTATCCCGAGTGCACCGTCATCTGCAGCGAGGCGATTCCGGCCAACAGCCTCGCGCGGATCGTCTCCTACAACCGCCACGCCGACATGTACCTGGTGGCCCAGCCGGATGCCGATGACCTGCCGCTTTCGCAGCTGGTGTGGGTGCCGCAGGCCATCCCAGCCCTGACGCCGGGGCTGGGTCTGCTGGACTTCGGCGATGCCTCGCTGCTGACCGATGACAACGTCAAGGCCGGCGACACCGTCGGCAGCAAGGCGAACTCCTGGAAGGCGAAGAAGGGCTTGGTGGGCCTGGAGGTCGCCGCCGTCATCAGCGGCACCCTGGCCTACGTCCACATCATCGATCCCGGCAGCGCCTACGCCGTCGTCCCGACGATCACCGCCAGCGGCGGCGACGCCACGCGCCAGGCGACCTTCCTGGTGAAACTCGATGGCGACCGGATCGGCGCCGTCACAGTCCTCGACAGCGGCCTGGATTACACCGCCGCGCCGACTCTGTCCTACGCCGGCAATGCCATCCTCGAGCCGGTGATCGTCGGCATGCTCGACAGCCTGGCCGTCACCGACGGCGGCGCCGGCTACGACAAGGCCAGCCCGCCGGCGGTCACCATCGCCAACACCGGCACTGTCTTGGCCACCGCCACGGCCGTCGTGGATGACGACGGCAAGGTTGCCAGTCTCACCCTGACCGGCCGGGGCTTCGGCTTCTTCACGGCCCCCGCTGTCACCATCGCCCCGCCGCCCGGTTATCCCGGTGAAGGCAAGGCGATCGCCAGCGCCAAGGCGGTGGTCGCATGACCACCCAGCGAATCATCACCCGCCCCAACGCCGGCAGCAGCTACAACGCCATCAACATCTACCGCGTGGTGGAGAACAACCAGCAGGTCCCCGACCCGCCGAACGTCAACAAGACCGGCTGGCTGCGCGTCACGCCAGCCTGGCCCGGCTCGATTATGTACGGCCTGGCCAACGAGGGCCCCGTCGCCCGGATCACGATCGCCTTCGAGATCTACCAGAACCTCGGCCTGCCGGATGACACCGAGCCCGGCTGCGATGTGACCATCGACCCGCCGCCCGGCTACCCCGGCTACGACACCGCCACCAAGAAGCGCGCCCGGGCGCACGCGGTCTTCTACACGACCTACGGGCAGAACACCCTCAAGGGCTTCGAGATGGATGAGGCCGGCGCCGGCTACAACTGCCAGTACCCGCCCGGCATGACGCTGGCCTTCTGGACCCGCGACTACACCGAGCCGCCCGGCACGAAGCACTACCTCGGCGGCGGGGACCGCGGCTGCGGCCCGCGCTGCTGGGTCTTCCCCAAGGTCATGACGATGCAGACCGCGCACAACATCGAGCCCGGCGATGAGCTGCTGATCCGCTGGAAGACCCACGACCCGGCCCGCTACGACCCCAACCCGGACCAGATCCGCGTTCGCCACCAGGTGGTGGCCGTTGGCGTCTCCGGCGGCGTGATCCACCTGGGCAACGGCTATCCCGAAGATGACAAGATCAACACCGGCGACGCCTACTACCACTACGATGGCGGCTGGTACAACGGCTGGGGCGGCCCCAGCATGCCGCCGACGTGGGCGGACCCGACCGGCTACTACGACCCGGAGGAGGAGGACCCCTACAAGAACGCCCCGCCGTGGACCTTCAGCGTCTACCGCTATGACCCCGAGCCGGTCTACTTCGTGCAGGACAAGGGCGGCGGCCCGATCCAGCTGGGCGCCTACGTCGCCGTCCACGAGCGGATGCGCGACCCGCAGTACAACCTGCGGATCTGCTGGCCGCTGGACTACCTCAACCGCGTTCCGTACTGGGGGCAGTGATGAACACCCGACACATCAGCCGGCCGGCGAAATCCGTCCACGTCGACTACGGCCCCAAGCACGTGATGGTCCTGCAGGACATCGAATACCTCTACGGCTTCGAGGGCGAGATCACCAAGACGCTCCACTTCACGGGCATCTTCGTGGCCGCCGAAGGCAACAGCTACGACCCAGCTGACCCGCCGGTGATCTCCGTCCTGTTCAATGGCCAGGACCTGGGCGTCGTGGCTGAGCCGGTCATCGTCGATGGCAAGATCAAGGCGGTGGAGGTGACCGACTGGGGCCTGAACTTCGCCCCGCACACCGGCGACGATGCGACGATCCAAGCGAACTGGAACAGCAACAGCGGCTGGTGGGAGCTGGACTCGGTGGACGTGCTGACACCGGGCAGCGGCTACGGCACCGCCCCCTGGGTAATCATCGGACCCTACGGCGGCAACAGCGGAGAGTCAGCCGTCGCCCGCGCCTACCTGGATGGCTACGGCGGCCTGGACCGCATCGAGGTGGTCCGCAAGGGGAGCTACTACCTGAACCAGGGCTGGTACCCGCACCCGACGGTGACCCTGGAGGACCCGCCCACCGAGTACCCGTGCATCCCCGAGATCGTCATCACCGATCCGTACGACAACACCAGCGCTACCCTGTACGCCAAGGTGGGCGCGATCGTCCTGATGGACAGCCCCAACCACCACATCGAGTCCGGCTCCGGCGACTGCCGCCTCTGCTGGCGGGGCGTGTCCGGCGGCCAGGAGGCGCTGCGCGGCCCGCTGGGCCCGCTGGACGTGGTCGTCAGTGGCCGGGAGGTGAGCATCTCGGTGCCGACCTGGTCGGACCCGAGCACGTTGCAGGACGGGGAGACGCCGCCGCCGGAGGGCACGCGCGTCTGGCTGATGCCGCCGAAGTCCGCCTTCGCCTGCACCACGCCCTGGGACGCGGGCTGCGGCCAGGCCGGCTTCGTTAAGTACAACGGCTTGGCGAAGATCGTGCTGGACGACCCCGGCGGCGGCTACACCCCTGGCAGCCAGGTCGCCGTGACGATCTTCGGCGGCACCTGCAGCGAGGCCGCTGCCGCGGTGGGCGAGGGTCTGGAAGACGGGTCGCTGCGCGTTCGCATCATCAACCAGGGCAAGGGCTACACGGCGGCGCCGACGGCGGTGCAGATCGCCGCCCCGCCGGCCGGGCCCTCTGCCCGCCAGGCCGTGGCGCACGCCGTGATCGCGACGGAGGCCGAGGCCTTCACCGTCCGCATGTACAACCCCTGGGACCACGGCATCCGCGAGGGCGACGAACTGCAGGTCTGCTGGAAAGAGGGCGAAGGCATCCTCTGGCAGTACATGCAGCAGGCCGGCCGCTACGGCTGCCTGGCCGCCTACGTCGGCAACGGCTGCGTGACCTTCACCGGCGGCATGAACGGCCCCGATCCCAACCCGACGACGCTGGAGGTCAAGGACCCGGCCGGCGCCGCCTGGATCGTCCCGCCCATCGACGACTACACGTTGAGCCTGTTTGCCGGCCGGGTGGAAAAGAACGTCCTGCTGCCGCGGGTCTTCGGCCTGTTCGGCACGATCGTCCGCCAGGGTGTCGACCGGGACCTGGTCGACCTGACCAACCCGCTGCCGCCGGGCCAGCTGCCGCCGACCGTCAATTGGTGGGGCTGGTGCACCGACGTGAACGCCTTTACCCATGTGAGCTGACCATGAAGTTATTCCATGCCAGACAGCCCGGCGGCGCCGGCCCCGGCAATACGCCGCTCGTCCAGGGAATCATCGGCTACGGCCGCGGTGTCAACGACACCGGCCCCGGCGGGATCGCCGACCCGTTCCGCTACACCATCTGCCCGACCAGCCCGCTGCACCTGCAGCCCGCCACCATCTCCGGCAGCCCCGACACCGGCGGCATCCTCTCCGGCGTGGACCTGGCAGACGGCGGCCGTGTGACGGTGTTCTGGGACAACGTCAACCGCACCAGCAGCCTCAACCCCTGGTGGAACTTCGCCCGCACCGACATGGTCTACGACGCCGGCAGCGGCCGGTTGCTGAACGACCAGTACACAATGGGTCAGGACTGGACGTTCTATGATCCGGAGCCTGAAGGCGGCGGCCCGCCGATCGACCACCGCCCCCCGGGCGGCTATGTCGAGGTCTACGTCGGCGAGCATCTGCGGGACATCCTGCTGTACTGGCTGTTCGAGCCGCGCTTCCTGGCCGGCAAGCCGGTCAACGTCTGGCGGGAGCCCACAACGCAAATCCTGGCCACCGGCGCCGGCCCGGTGATCCGCAACTTCGCCGGCTACGGCAGCGGGACCGATTGGTACTGGGAATGGCTGGCCTTCGGCGACATCTTTCCCTCCTGACCTGCGGGCACGAGCGAATCGGCCGCGCAACCATATTTTATTGTAGCACAACGCCTTGACTTTACGGCCCAAATGCCGCTCCTTCGGAACCGTAGCGCTACACGAGACAAAGGAGGCAGCAATGCGTGTAGGAGATCTCGTTATAATCATGCAGAACCCGCACGATACACGTGTTGTGAACGTCGTCGGCAAGATTCAGTCCATCCGTAGCAAGGCCGGGACCGGCGGCGGCGATCTGATCGACGTCGAGTTCGGCGACCCTCAGACCGGTGGCCAGCACGTCCTGCCGTTCTCTGCCCCTTGCCTCACGCCAGCGACGCGGCAGCATGTGCAGGCGCTGGCTGATCAACTCGAGGCTCGGGCTGCCGTCCTTCGCAGCTGTTTGCCAGCGCTGCGGCAATGAAGTCCCGATTGGCGGCGAGCTGACCGCGGGTTAGCATCCCTGGCATCAGCAGGCGCCTTCGCCTCCTTATTGTGGCTACAGTAGATCCAGAAGACGGACTGCCAAACACCCACTGCCCGAGTCATGACCTGCATTGACGCAACTGCTAGCACCGTTATCCTGTGCGGCGATCAGTGATGTGCGCATATCTTCTTCCGGTGCCTGTAGACAGTCATCGGAAAGGACTTGCGGCACGTCCCAGCCGCATTCCGACGACATGGATCTGGAGTCGCGAGGATGAACGTCAAACAAGCCGCCATGCAAGTGCTCCAGGAAGCCGGTCAGCCTCTGACAGCTCAAGAGATCGCCCACCGGGCGTTGGACAAAAGCCTTTGGAAGACGACTGGCAAGACGCCGGACGCAACGGTCGCCGCTCTGATTTACACTGACATCAAGAAACTTGGCGATCGTTCTCCGTTTGTCCGATCCGGTCCAGGCACATTCGGTCTGCGCGATGCGGCACCTGCGGTTGCTTCCTCCCCCAGTCTGTTTCCCCTGTCCCCGCCAGTTCCCCCCTCCAAGCCAGTCTCCAAGCACTCTTTCACCGATGCTGCTGAAAAGGTGCTCGAGAAGTGCGGCGGCAAGAAGCCGATGCACTACCGCGACATTACCCAGAAGGCCCTGGAGCTCAGGTGGATCGCGACTGAGGGCAAGACGCCCGACGCGACGATGTATGCCCAGATTCTCACCGAGGTGCACAGGTACCAGAAGCGTGGCGAGCAACCGCGTTTCGTTCGGCATGGCAAAGGCTATGTCAGTCTGTCTCGCTGGATGGGCGAAGGGCTGGCTTTCGAGATCGAGCAGCACAACAAGCGCGTCCGGCAGGGACTTCACAAGAAGCTTCTGGCGATGGATCCCACAGCATTCGAGGAACTGATCGCTCACCTGCTCGCTGAAATCGGCTTCGAGGACATTGAGGTCACCCAGCGCAGCAACGATGGCGGCATCGATGTGCGTGGGACGCTTGTCGCCGGTGAGGTCATCCGCACGCGAATGGCTGTCCAGGTGAAGAGGTGGAAGCCATCGAATCGCGTACAAGCTCCAGTAGTGCAGCAGGTCCGCGGTAGCCTGGGCACGCATGAACAAGGCCTCATCATCACGACAAGCGATTTCTCGGCGGGCGCCCGAGCAGAAGCCGCCCGTCCCAACGCCGTCCCTGTTGCCCTTATGAGTGGCGAGCAACTCGTCGCCTTGATGGCGAGCTATGGCATCGGCATAACTCGGCAGACGCACACGATCTTCGATCTGGCAGACAACTCCCCCAATGGCAGCATGGCCAATGGCGAAGCTCCAGCTATCCCATAGCGTCGAATGAGGCAGTGCTACGGCGCCGGCAGGGCCAGCCACAGCGTGAACCGGCTAGCGACTGCGGCGGCATCATCGGCAGCCTGACCGGCTCCGGTAAGGTGCCGACCGTCGGCCCAGTACCGTGCGGAAGCTGAACATATAAAGATGAGCGAGCAGAGCCTGTTTGCCCGAAGTCCGCCATGGGAACGGGCTTTGTCCGCCCCGCCTGGTCGTGCCGGAGCCACAAAACCGGAGCGCGGCTGCAAATGCCTGCCTGGCCTTCAGCACCGGGTCACGTATCCGTGTGAGCTTGGGGAGTGGCTCGTATCCTGGGATGCGCCAGCGTACCCGTCTGCTCATACTCCGCCCTCAGGCCAGACATCCACTCCTGGAACTCCGTTGTCCCTGCCAGTGCCCACCAGACCTTCCACGGCAGGCAGCCCTTCATCTGGTTGATGTAGCTGCAGACGATGTCGTGGCCCTCGCAGTTGTCGCCGGGCTGTCGGTGTTCGATCACCGCGGCCAGAGGATCTCGCCGCCCCGTACCGCTCACGCGATCGAACTTCAGCGGGAGGCCAGTCCACCGGCAACGGCCCTCTGATTTCTCCACCAATTCCTTCAGGTACTGCCGTGCCTTCCTGACACCCCAGATGTTTTGGTTGCTCAAAGCGCGCTCAATCCACATCTGCTGCTCTTCTGTCATGGCGTCTACTTCGTTGCAGCTGTCCGGGACCTTGGCTGGCGTGATTTAGGCGCGTTGCAGCTTCATCATCGCTATGTCGAGCATGGTCTCTCCAGCCACCATCCGTGGCAAGTCGAGCAGGTGCGACCGCACCTGTCATAGCTACAGTGCATGATTCGCAAGTGGCCGGATCATAGCCTGTTTGCAGGCTTGAGGGAGTCATGGAACGAATTGCAGACAACTTTGCCAGAAAATTCGCGCACTGGGACATCACTTTGCCCGAGGAGAACGTTAGGCACCGCCGGCGCGGCAGGATCGTCCAGGCCGGCTGGACCATCTGGTACCTGTTCGGCCGGGACGAGCGCGGCGAGTATCTGGACTACTACGCTTGCCGCCGAATGACCAACGATCGCCACGTCCGACTCTACGAGAACGGCGACGAGCAGACGCTCGAGGCATTGATGGCGATGCGCATCTGCTCCGGGAATCCGGTCGAGGACGCTCGGCTGGAGGCGGAGTACGTGGCCAGGAACCAGCAGATCCGCCGCAATCTCCAGGCCAAGGGCCTCGCTCTGGAGGGCAATTGATCTGGATCCACGTCATCGACTGGCATCTACAATCGGGTGGAACAGTGCCATCGAGTTCCGATACCTAATCGCTTTATACGCCGAGGCTTATTGCTGGATCCGTATGCATGGTTCTGATTGACAGTAATGCATGTCAGCTGTCTAATGATTCTGTCTCTCCGGCCGGACCGGAGGGCATCCTGTCCGGGCTATTCAAGCCCAACGCATGCAGACGTGAAGCCGCATAAGTATAGGGCAACAAGCCATTTATGTGGCGATCTAGGGTTGGGATGAGAGGTAGTACAGTGGCATCCAGTATTGGCACCAATACTCAACGTACAGCGCTTCCGCGTGTCGGCATGCTCGCCATTGTCCGCAAGAGACGGGGCATAATCAGCGAAGTTCGGGAGTTCGACGGTCAGGATGGCCGACTCCACCTCGTCCGCGTCGACTATAAGGATGATCAGCGGCCTGTCACCGAGGATCTGATCTGGGAGCTGGAGATTTCGCCTCGCGTTCTCGAACCGAACGCACTGCCATCGGCGGGCGACCCGCCCATGCCTGCCGCGGACTTCAATGCCCTGGTGCGGGCGGCCCGGTGGACAGCCATCAGCCCCTACCTTGATCCGGATGCTAGTGGTCCACTAGAGCGACTGCCGGTCTCGTCACCCTTTCATGGGGCGGTCGAGGTCGATGATTACCAGCTGGTCCCGCTCTTAAAGGCCCTCCGGATGCCTCGGGTCAATCTCATGGTGGCCGACGACGTTGGGCTGGGTAAGACAATCGAAGCCGGTCTGATCCTGAGCGAACTGCTGATCCGCCGGCGGGTCAACCGGGTCCTGATCCTCACGCCGGCGTCCCTGCGGATCCAGTGGCGCGACGAGATGTGGTCGAAGTTCTCGCTGCCGTTCGATGTCATCGACCACGATTCCACGCTGAAGTTGAAACGCACCCTCGGCATCGACGCCAACCCGTGGCGTTGCCGATCGAGGATCATCTCGTCGTATCACTACCTGCGACAGATGGATGTTCTGGACCAGTTTCGTGCCGCCTGCAGCTCACCTGAGGGTTCGCCCCACCTGCCGTGGGACCTGCTGATCGTGGACGAAGTTCACAACCTTATGCCAGCTTCGTTCGGCGAGGATAGCCAGCTGTGCCGCACGCTTCGCTGCATCGCGCCACAGTTCGAACACCGGCTCTTCCTGACAGCCACGCCTCATAACGGCCATACGCGATCATTCACCGGCCTGCTGGAGATGCTCGATCCTGTGCGGTTCAGCCGGACGGACGAGCTTCGGCCGGCCGAAAAGGAACGCATCAAGCAGGTCGTCATTCGCCGACTCAAACGCGAGATCAACGAGCGCACCAGCCCGCCACCGTTCTGCACGAGACAGCCTCCGCAGGCAATCCTACTCCACGCGCAGCCCCCGGAACTGATGCTGGTACAGGCATACGAATCTTTCCGAACCAAGGTCAGATCGATCATCGCCAGCGCCTCCAAACAGCGGCGGATGGCCGGTCGGTTCGCCATTGAGATCCTTGGCAAGCGGATGCTCAGCGGCCCGATGACGTTTCTCGAGTCCTGGCGCCGCTGCAAGCTCGGACTACAGGAAGAGGAGGCTGCTCGGGATTCCGATGTGGTGACCGTCAGTCGGGCCGTCGAGGAAGATACGGACGATGACCGCGAGGCGCAGCAGAAGGAGACCACGGCGGCAGCCGTGATCGGCGCCTGGCTGAAGGCCTTGGTCGCCGATGTGCAGCAGGAGATCGAAGATATCGATGCCGCCGCACGCCAGCTGGGTGTCTCGCTCGAGAAGGACGTGATCCCGCAGGACCCCAAGGTGGACGCCCGCTTCGACGCTCTCTGCGATCTCATCGAAAGCCTGCTCCGCCCGAAAGGCCGATGGGCGGATGATGAGCGACTGGTCGTCTTCACCGAATACAAGACCACCCTCGATTACCTGCTGCGCCGCCTGCGCCAGCGATTCCCGCAGGACGAGGACCGTATCCTGTGCCTCTACGGCGGCATGGATGACCCGGAGCGTGAGCAGATCAAGGACGCGTTCAACGATCCTGTGCACAAGGTCCGCATCCTGCTGGCAACGGACGCAGCCTCCGAGGGTCTCAACCTCCAGAGTACCGCCAGGCATCTCCTCCACTATGACTGCCCGTGGAACCCCTCGCGGCTTGAGCAGCGAAATGGTCGCCTCGACCGTCACGGTCAGGGCCGGGATGTGTACGTGCACCACTTCGCCAGCGAGCAGGACGCCGACCTCAAGTTCATGGCCTACCTCATCGGCAAGGTGCACCAGATCCGGGAGGACCTGGGGGCCACGGGCGAGCTCTTCGATGAGGCCACGCACCGCCGGTTGATCGAAGGCGAAAACGCCGCAGAGGTCCAGCAGGCGCTGGACGTACAGATCGAAGAGATGTGCCAGGCCGTGCAGGTGGAGGCCGACGACGCCATAGCCGCCGATGGCGAGGCCAGCCTTGGCGAACGACTCCGTGCCCTGTCCGACGAATTGGACCTGGACCCGCTTGCCGGCCGCGACACACTCGAGACCGCGATGGCGATGGGTGTGGGCCGACCGCAGCTGACCGAGCCGGACGAGCTTGAGCGGTTCGAGATCTGCAACCCAAGCCTGCCGGGCTGGAGCGACACGATCAACGAGGCCATCCGCAGGAAGCTGACAGGCGGCGCGCTCGGGCCGGTGCCCAAGCTGACGTTCAGCCCGAAGCCGTTCATAACGCCTGTTGGCCAGCGCACCGTGTTTCGGCCACGGGTTGATACCCTGATGCTGCACCTGAACCATCCGCTGGTGCAGAAGGCCACGGGCGCTCTTACCCGCCGCCGGTTTCCGGGGCAGAATGCGGTATCTCGCTGGACGGCACGGTACGGGGACGTTCCTCCCGGTGCAGATGCGTTGCTCCTTCTGCACGTCGAGGAGCTGGCGGTCAACGATCTTCGGGAGAGTTTCCACCACTGGGTGCAAACGTACAGGATTCCGGTAGCGGCGGGCAAACTCGGTCAAGCCCTGGAGCACATGCCCGCCATCGAACACCGCGGCAGCAAGCCTTGCCTGGACCAGGTGGACTTGGCCCGTGACATCCTGAGCGATCTCGACATCGACTTGCAGGATTTCGTCAAACAGCGTCGGTCGGACCTTACCGCGAAGCTCCGCGAGCAACTCGCGGCCGATGGCGAGGCTGCCCGCAAGGAGGAAGATCGCCGCTACCAGAGCCGCCAGGGCGAAGTGTCCTCTCTGATCGCCGAAAACACGCTGGCCAAGATTGAGCGCGAGATCAGCCAGCTCAAGCAGAAGCGCCGTCAGGGCCATCTCTTCGAGTCGCCGTTCGATCTGGACGAACTGGATCGTTCGATCGAAGCCAAGCAGCAGGAGCTGGAGCGGCGCAAGGACCACTATGAAGAGGTGCGCAAGCAACTGGCGGACGAGCGCAAGCGGATCGTCAACGTGCTCCTGCCGCGGCGATTCGCTATGCGAGGCGAAGCACAGATCTTCCCGGTAGCCGTAGAGATCTGGCTTCCTGAACCGAAAGGAGGTGCTCGATGAATGCCGAGCACCTCCAGTGGTGGAACAGTCTGCGGCACGGCGGCATGCTGCTGGACGCCCAGCGACTGAGCGACCTGGTGCCAAGCCTGCCGGAGCCGCTGGCGGAGTACCAGCAGGACCGGCTCCGGCGGGAGCTCACGGCCTTCCGGAACGCCCCCGATGAGAAACGCAGCGAGTTCGTCAAGTTCGTCCTGGAGAAGACCTGCGGAGTCCTACCCGGCTCCGGTGACTGGTACCGCGGCAGCAAGGTGGAGACGAAATGGACCAGGCGGGGACTGACAGGCGAGGCCATCAGGCCCAGCCATCTGTGGTTGAGCCGGAACAGCGCAGTTCTGCCGGTATTCATTGACGACCAGAAGCGCCTCGGCGTCGGCCGCGGCAAAAGGATCTGCTCGCAGGCATTGCAGTGGCTTCGGCAGTCGAACTGCCCCCTGGCCATCGTAACCAACGGGTTCCAGTGGCGCCTCGCCTTCGCGGGCCTGGACTACGACGCCTTTTGCGAATGGGAAATCGATCAGTGGCTCGCCGAGGGAACTACCACAACGGAATTCGCAGGATTCCGGGCGCTGTTGCGGCCGGACATGTGGATTCCGCCCCAGCCGAAGGCTGCCTGCCCACTGGCAGCCTCCGTCAACGAGAGCCGCAAAGGCCAGGCCGACCTGTCGCAGGTCCTCGGCGAGCGCGTCCGCCAGGCCGCCGAGCTGCTGATCCAGGCGCATACCACCGCCCTGGACCAGCAGTATGCCAACCTGGAACCCAAGGACATCTACCACGCCGCCGTGCGAATGATCATGCGGCTGGTAGTGGTGCTGTTCGCCGAGAGCCGTGAGGGCCTCCTGCCCCGGGACAACCCGGTCTACTACAGCGCATACAGCCTCCACGGGCTGCGCGAGATCCTGCAAGGCACGAGCACCTACAAGCTGGATGCCGGTTTCGCCGCCTGGCCGCGTATCCTCTCGCTGCTCCAGCTGATTTCCCGAGGCTCGAGCCATGAGGCCATGCCGGTGCCGGCCTACGGCGGCGAGATATTCGCTGGTGGGAACACTCACAGCGATGACGGCGTACAACGGGCCCTTCACCTGTTCGAGACAGCCTGCTTTGAGGCCGACCTGATGAACGACCGTCAGGTATGGCAGATCCTCGACCTTCTGACTCGGACCCAGGTCCGCATCCGGCAGGGACGCGCCAGCACACGAGTCACGGCCCCCGTCGACTTCTCCAGCCTCGATAGCGAGTACATAGGCATCCTCTACGAGGGTCTGCTCGACTTCGATCTCCGCTGCGCAGCCACCGAGGTACCCGTCATTTTCCTCGCCATCGGCAACCAACCGGCACTGCCGTTGACCGCACTGGAGGAAATGTCGGACAAAGCGCTGAAGGACCTGCTCGAGAAGGTGAAGGAGGAGGCCAAAAAGAAGAAACCGGATGCGGGCGATGTGGATGACTCGGCCGCGGATGATGGTTCTGACGATGAGCCGGATGAAGGGGAAGAAGAGCCCACCGAAGAGGATGAGTCGGAAGACGAGGCGGCCGAGGAGCAGCCGGATGACGCCCAGCCCGACGACAGCCGCTTCACCTTGCAGACCCGGGCGCTGGCCTGGGCCAAGCGCGCCTGCCAGGTAGGCGGGCTGGTCAAGAAGCCTCGCGGCCGGATGACGCCCGAGGCACGTATGCAGTACGAGCGGGCGATCGACAGCAAGGCGCGCCAGCTCATCGCCAAGGTGGTCCTGCCGGGAGAATGGTACCTGGTCCGCTGGGGCGGCACCCGCAAGGGTTCAGGCACGTTCTACACGCGGCCGCAACTGGCTATCCCCACCGCGCACCGGACGCTACGGCCGCTGGCGTACGCTCCGCCTCAAGGTGCCGATGGTCAGCCCAACCTGGACGCCCCGTCCGAGGAGTGGACACCGAAGAAGCCCGAGGAGATCCTGGGTCTGAAGGTCTGCGACCCGGCCTGCGGCTCAGGGTCGTTCTGTCTGGCCGCCCTACGTTTCCTCACGAACGCCCTCTACGAGTCGCTCATCAGGCACGACCGTGTCCGGGACCATGCCGGCCGGTCCGTCCTCGACCTGATCCGCGACAAGAACAACCAGCCCCAGCTCTGCGACGAATCGCTGCGTTGCCGGCCGGACGATGACGAGTTCGAGCCGCAGACCAAGGCGCTTCTGCGCCGCTACGTCGTTGAGCGCTGCATCTATGGCGTGGATCTCGATCCGCTGGCGGTGGAGCTGTGCCGGCTGTCGCTGTGGATCGAGACATTGGACCGTAACCTGCCGCTGACGTTCCTGAAGCACAAGATCAGGCCGGGCAACAGCCTCGTAGGCACGTGGCTCGACCAGTTCCTGCACTACCCAGCCATGGCCTGGGATCGCGATGGCGGGGACTTCAACCACGAGAACGGCGTCCACCACGACAAGGACACCTGGACCCGGGCCATTCGCTCGCGCAAGGGCGACGTCAAGACGGAGCTGATCGACTATATTGATGGCCAGCGCCTGCTCTACCTCATGGACCTGAGCGAGGTCCGCACCGGGCACGATCATGCCGAAGCGGCCCTCAAGGAAATCCACGAGATGGGAATCGTCCAGGCGCCCGAGCGGGCGGCCAAGTACGATGCCCTGCGAAGGGATCCGAGCTTCCGGCGGCTCAAGGATGCCATGGACCTGTGGTGCGCCCTGTGGTTCTGGCCCGCCGATCAGCTCGACCAGGCGCCCCTCCCCCACGACTACGCCGAGGGCCGCATCCCGGAGGGAACATGGGAGATCGTTCACCAACTCGACAGACAGCATCTGTTCTTCCACTGGGAGTTGGAGTTCCCTGACGTGTTCAACGCCTCCTGCGGGGGTTTCCATGCCATCTTGGGCAATCCGCCGTGGGATACCCTTCAACCTGTATCAAAGGAGTTCTTCTCGGCCCACGATCCCCTTTACCGGAGCTATGGCAAGCAAGAGGCCGTTCTGAAGCAACGTGACTGCTTTAAACAGGACGAAGTGATCGAGCGTAAGTGGCTGAACTACTGTGCGCAGTTCAAGGCGATGGGCAACTGGCTGAAATACGCTGGCTTTGCCTTTGGTGATCGCGTCACCGAATCCACCGAGAAGAGGACGGGCAGGACGAAATATGCACACGACTTCAATCTCGGCGGAGGCGGCCGGGCCAGCTTCGATGTCTCCAGACGCCGGCACCAGAAGTGGCGACAGAAGCGAGAGGAAACCTCCGGCTATAGCGCGAATGCCGAGCACGCGTTCCGCTACCAGGGCGAAGGGAAGGCTCATACCTACAAGATGTTCTTAGAGCTTAGCTATGCGCTGCTGGCCGATGATGGACGGCTCGGGCTGATCGTCCCGTCCGGGCTCTACAGCGACCACGGCACCGGGGGACTGCGGCGGCTGTTCGTCGATGAATGCCGGTGGGAGTGGCTGTTCGGCTTCGAGAACCGTCAGGGAATCTTCGACATCCACCGGTCGTTCAAGTTCAACCCGGTGATCGTCCGCAAAGGCGGGCAGACACAGGCGATCCGCACGGCCTTCATGCGGCGGGACTTGGCCGACTGGGAGCGGGCCGAGCAGTTCATCACCCTTTACACCCGCGAACAGGTGGTCCAGTTCTCGCCGAAGAGCCGGGCGATCCTGGAGATCCAGTCGCAGCGCGATCTGGCGGTGCTGACCAAGATCTACTCGAACTCGGTCCTCCTTGGCGACCAGAGCGAGAAGGGCTGGGGCATTCGTTACGCTCAGGGCGACTTCAACATGACCAGCGACTCCGCACTGTTTCCGCCTCGGCCGAAGTGGGAGGAGTGGGGCTATCAGCCGGACGAGTACAGCCGGTGGATCAAGGGCCCATGGAAGCCAATCGAGCACCTGTACGCCGAGATGGGCGTCAAGCCCCTTCCTGAAGGCGAGCGCCCCTGCGCCCAGCCGCCGTACGACAGACTGCCCATCCCCCGTGCTGATATCCCCGCTGGCATCATCCTGTCCCGCGGCGCGACGCACTACATCCGCGAGGACGAGATTCCGACCGTTACCTTCACCGATGCGTCCGGCAAGCCGCTCAAGATCAAGGTTGAGAACGAGGATGGCGAGAAGGAAGATGTCGAGGTCAACGGAGCAGCAATTGCGTTGCCGTTGTACCAAGGTGGTATGGTACAGGTCCTCTCGCACAACTACGCCAGGTGCGAGATCTCCACTCGAAGTCAGACCAAGTGGATCGCAGTTGACGTTGACGCTCTGGAGCTTGGGCCGCAGTTCCTCGTGGGGCGAAGCACATGCAACCTTGCCTCACCTTCTTCGGAGCGAACCAGGTACGCATTCCGGGACATTGCGCGGACGACTGATACAAAAACGATGATTGGGTCTCTAGTGCCGCCGTATCCGTGCGGAAACACTGTCCCTGTTCTGCAGACGAACCGACCTCTGCCGGGACTGGCTACCGTTGCGGTGTCCTTACCGGTCGAGTGGACAATCAGAGCGAGGATGGGTGGCACTCACCTGAACTATTATGTCCTGGCGGAGAGCCCTCTCTGCATCCCACATTTACCTTGGCTAC